GCGCTCGCGCAGTTGCGCAGCCATCATCCATTGGCGAACGCCCAAAAAAGCGCGGCGCCCGAGCAAGCAGCCATGATTACCCGGAGCGCCGAAGGCGAGCGCCGTCACCATCACCTTTCGGTAGAGGCGGCGCGCGTGCATTGGGGATATTTCAGCCGGTCGCTGCAGCCGCAAATCGAAATCAATTCGGGTGACACGATAACGATCGAGACCCTGACGCAGCATGCCTCGGACGATCCGGCGCGGATGATCACGAACGACGCCGGGGCCGAAAGCGTCTTTCGCTGGACGCCTGACGCGAAGAATGTCGATCGGCGCGGCGCCGGACCAATCGATGCTTCGGTTTACGGTCGCGGCGCGGGCGAAGGTTTTGGCGTTCACATCTGCACAGGACCAGTGGCGGTGAAGGGTGCGCAGCCCGGTGACGTGCTTGAAGTGCGCATCGTTGACATTGTGCCGCGCCCGAGCCGAAATCCCGATTTTGAAGGTCAGGTGTTTGGCAGCAGCGTCGCCGCGTGGTGGGGATATCACTACAACGAATTGCTGGCCGAGCCGAACCCGCGCGAGGCGGTGACGATCTACGAGATCGTCGATCATGAAGAGGCGCCGTATGCGCGCGCCCTCTATTCCTATCGCTGGGAGCCTCAGGCCGATCCCTTCGGCGTTGTTCACGCGACCTACGATTATCCCGGCGTGCCGGTCGTCCCGGGTTCTGTCAAACGAAGGCACAACGTGCTCGATGGCATTCGCATTCCACTGCGTCCGCATTTCGGCGTGATCGCCGTTGCGCCCCGTGAGGCGGATTTCGTCGACTCGATTCCACCCTCCTATTTCGGCGGCAATCTCGACAACTGGAGGCTCGGCAAGGGATCGACCGTCTATCTACCGGTCTCGGTGCCGGGCGCCTTGCTGTCGGTGGGCGATCCACATGCGACGCAGGGCGATGGCGAACTGGGCGGCACCGCCATCGAATGTTCGATGACCGGGACCTTCCAGCTCATCCTTCATAAGAAAGCAGACCTGGCTGGCCGCGTCTTCGCAGACCTGACCTATCCCCTGATCGAGACGGCAACCGACTGGGTTTTGACCGGGTTCAGCCACCCGAACTATCTCGCCGAGTTCGGCGCCAAAGGGCAGAGCGAGGTGTACGCGACTTCGTCCCTCGATCTCGCGATGAAGGACGCGTTCCGCAAGATGCGCCGCTTCCTGATGAACATCAAAGGGCTGAGCGAAGACGAGGCGATCGCGCTGATGTCGGCCGCGGTCGATTTTGGCGTAACGCAGGTGGTCGATGGCAATTGGGGCGTTCATGCCATCCTGAGCAAGCGCCTGTTTGAAAACGTCCCGCGATCGTAACGAGTTGGGGTCACATCTCTTGAAATTTCACATGATCGCAGGCGGACCGAGACCGGTGGCGCCGTTCAGTCATGCCGTCGAAACCGATGGCTTCGTGTTCGTCACCGGGCAGATGCCCGACACGCCCGATGCGCCCGGCAAATTGCCGGATACCATCGAGGGACAGACCCGCGCCGTCATGGAGAATCTGAGGCTGGTGCTGGCCGGGCTTGATCTCGATTTCGAGCACGTTGTGATGGCGCGGATTTATCTGACGCGGTTCCAGCAGGACTATCCGGCCATGAACGAGACCTATCGAAGTTATTTCGCGGAAGGTCGCCTGCCGGCCCGCACCTGCGTCGGCGTGACGGGCCTCGCCTACGACGCGCTGATTGAAATCGACCTCGTCGCACGACGACCGGCCTGAGTCTCCGATCACAAGCACGTGCAGTAGACTTTCACGGAAACAATCAGATGACACGTAGTTGGGTGGTGGACACAGTCCTCGGCCCGCCAGTTGCTTGGGTGTTCCAGTGATGACTGTTGTTGTCAGGGCGGTTTATTTGGCGTCGGCGCCATCATACGATTGTCCGCAAGCCTCCCGTCTGCAGACGAGCAATCAATTCTCGGTATGGACGGCCCATGAGCGAAAATCCAACACCGGATGCCGGCGACGCGGTGCGACAGGCTCCGCAGGGCAAGCTGGCCATTCTGGGCCTGTCTGCCTTGGGCATCGTGTTCGGCGATATCGGGACCAGCCCGCTTTATACCTTCAAGACCATTCTTGGCACCGCTGAAGCCGCGTCAGACGCCGGCACCATTTTGGGCGCGCTTTCGCTCGTGCTCTGGACGCTCCTCATCATCGCCACGGTAAAATATGTCTCATTCGCCATGCGCGTCGATAATGACGGCGAGGGCGGTATCCTGGCCTTGATGGCCTTGCTGGGAGTGAAAAAGCGGCAGCGGCCGACCATCGTGGCTGTCGGCCTGTTCGGGGCAGCCCTGATCTACGGTGACGGCGCGATTACCCCGGCGATTTCGGTGCTGTCGGCGCTGGAAGGCCTCAACATGGCGACGCCCTCGCTGCGGCCCTATGTCGTTCCCGCCGCCGTTGTCATTCTGCTCGCGCTGTTTGCAATTCAGTCACAGGGAACGGCGGCGATCGGCCACTTGTTTGGCCCGGTGATGCTGCTCTGGTTCGTCACCATCGCGCTGATGGGGATTTCGGGCATTGTGCGACATCCGTCGGTGTTCGCCGCACTCAATCCGGTCTACGGCCTGTCTTACCTTTTCTCACATGGGACAACCGGCTTTCTGGTGCTGGGCGCAGTGTTTCTTTGCGTCACCGGCGCCGAGGCGCTCTATGCCGATATGGGTCATTTCGGCAGGGGCCCGATCAAACTCGCCTGGTTCGCGATCGTCTTTCCAAGCCTGATCCTGAACTATGCCGGGCAGGCAGCGCTCGTGCTCGAAGGCGCCCCGACGGACGGCAATATTTTCTTCCGGCTCTGTCCCGATGTTCTGCTGCTGCCGCTCATCGTGCTGGCAACGGCGGCGACAATCATTGCCAGTCAATCGATCATTACCGGGGCTTTCTCGATGACACGCCAGGCGATCCAGCTCGGCTGGCTACCCAGGTTGCGGATCAAGCAGACCTCATCGGAGGGCTACGGGCAGATTTACGTGGGCGTCGTCAATTGGCTGCTGATGATCGTGACCATCGGGCTCACCATCGGCTTTGGCAAATCCGACCATCTGGCGTCCGCCTACGGCATCGCGGTTTCGCTGACGATGCTGATGACGTCGGCGCTTCTTTTCATCGCGATGCGCGAGATCTGGGGCTGGAGCCTGTTGGCTGCCGGCTCCGTCGCAGCTTTCTTTTTCATGATCGATAGCGCCTTCTTCCTCGCCAACCTGACCAAGATCGCCGAGGGCGGATATGTCCCCCTGATGCTCGCGATCTCCGTCTACGGTGTGATGTGGATCTGGCATCGCGGCGCAGCCGCCGTCTCGGTGCGGATGCACGAGGCGCTGATCCCGGTCCCGGAATTCATGGCCCGGATCGCCGAAAAGAAAGTGCCGCGGGTTCCCGGCACGGCCGTGTTCCTGACGCGGGCCGAGCGGGATACCCCGCCGGTGATGGTCTGGCATGTCAAGCATAACCGGGCATTGCACGAGCATGTATTCGTGCTGCGCGTCGAAATCCTGTCGGTGCCGTGGGTCGCGCCGCGCACCCGGATGACAATCGAAAAAGTCGCGCCAAATTTCTGGCGGGCGGAAGCGCGTTTCGGCTTCATGGAACGTCCGCATATTCCGGAACTTCTTACCACCAGCAAATCGCTGGGGTGCACGATCGACCTCGACGATGTCACCTATTATGTCGGCCGCGAAACCGTCGTCCGCCGCGAGGACGGGCTGGGCTTGCCGGCCTGGCAGGAGCGGCTGTTCGCTGTGATGGAGCGCAACGCTGTCCATGTCAGCGACTTCTTCAGCCTTCCCACCGATCAGGTGGTAGAAATCGGGCGGCAGGTTGCGATTTAGGCTCCGCGCGTGAAGCAGCAGCGACTGCTCTCCGCCGGCAAAACCGCTTAGCCAACCAAGGACGACCCAATCAAGGCAATCACAGCCAACGCCATCAGCCCGGTGCCAACCCAACCCAGAGCGATCAGCCAGGACCTGGCTCTGAACCTTCCCATAAGTCTGGAATTTGCGACGATCACCATCATCATCGCCATGATCGGAACCGCGACAATGCCGTTGAGTACCGCACTCCACACCAGCATGTGAATGGAGTCTATTCCGGTAAAGCCAAGTCCGAAGCCGATAACGGTAGCGGCTGCGATAATCGTGTAGAATCCGACGGCGTCCGGCGCCTTTGCCTCGAGCGTCGCGTGCCATCCGAATGCTTCGGACACCCCATAGGCGGCCGAGCCGGCCAGCACCGGTATTGCCAGCATGCCTGTCCCGATAATACCGAGGGCGAAAAGCAGAAAAGTAAAATCCCCTGCCAGCGGCCGCAACGCTTCGGCGGCCTGGGTTGCTGAATTGATATTGGTGACACCGTTGGCATTCAAAACCGTGGCGGTGGTCAGGATAATGAAGAAGGCGATCGCATTGGAGAAGATCATGCCGACGATGGTATCGATCTTGATGCGGTCGAGCTCCGGAAGGCCGCCTTTGGTTAGCTCGCGAAGCGGGCGGCTGATCTTGCCCTGATTCATTTCCTCGACTTCCTGCGAAGCCTGCCAGAAAAACAGATAGGGGCTGATCGTGGTGCCCAGCACGGCCACAACCATCAGGAAATAGTCCGCATTGATGGTGGGCTTGGGCCAGATTGCCGTCAACAGGGCGGTGCTCCAGGGAATGTTCACGGTCAGGGCGGTTGCAACATATGCGAACAGCGTGAGCGTCAGAAATTTGAGCACCGGCGCATATCGACGATATGGCACGAAAACCTGCAGCAAGGTCGAGGTCGACGCGAAAATCAGCGCATGTTCGTGATTGAGGCCACCGATCACCAGCGAGAGAGATTCACCCATCGCAGCGATATCAGCCGCGATGTTAAATGTGTTTGCAACGACCAGGAGAAACACGAGCGCGAGCACCAGCCAACGCGGCGCCAGCTCCATGACATTGGCGGCAAGGCCCTTGCCGGTTACTCTGCCGATCTGCGCACTCACCAGCTGTATTGCGATCATGAACGGCGTTGTGAGAAACACCGTCCACAGCAAGCCGTAACCGAACTGCGCCCCGGCTTGCGAATAGGTGGCAATGCCGGATGGGTCGTCGTCGGCAGCGCCGGTCACCAATCCCGGGCCGAGCAGCCGAAGCACCATGTTCCTGGGTTTTTTGGCTTCCGAGCGAATAGTTTTGGCCATGAAATCTTTGCTGTTCGAGATCAATTGAATCAGTAACCCCGGGGACAATCGCTGCATAGGCTCGAAAAGCTCCTCCAAACATGGCAACGCAATGTTTCTTTGCGAGTTCCCCACTGTCTTGCATTGTTTCCACACGCACGCTGGTGAGGGAGATGAATAAGCATTAAGATGATCGGATATTTGTCGATCCCGGCAATCGAATCTTGCGCGTGTAGAATCCAAAGCCGATCCTTCTATCGATCCGGGATGTCACACGGGCGTTTGCCGCACCAGCACAGGGGGTTGCCATGCTTTCAGTCTTGATCGGGGTTTTGATTATTTGCGTCGTCGGTGCAATTTGCTTTTGGGCCATCGATAAATTTGTCCGCGAAGCCCGCTTGGCGAATCTTCTCAAACTGCTTGTGGTGCTGATTTGCTTGGCGTCGATCCTTCAGCGGGTGTTGCCGTTGGCGGGAGTTAATATGTAGCTGCGGCTCGCGAGCCACTATATCGATGCTCTGGATTCCTTTGCGGAGCCTTTCATCGGGCGCGCACTTGGCGCGACCCGCTAGCGCCGACCCGGTGGCTCGCAAACACGAACGCAAAAACTTGACACGTCGGGCAAATCACCGGCATACCGACAACATCGCAAGAACTAAGCCCGCGCCGGCAAACCGGCCGCGGGCTTTTTGAATCGGCGAGAGTCGGAGCCTGTATCGGGCGGCGAGGAGCGCGTCTTCGGGGACCCATTCGTGCGGTCCGTTGGCGACGACCCGTGGGCCGCATTACCTTCGTGCCGCCGCAATTTCGGGGTCCCGTGCCCCTCGCGACGCTCTCGAGGGGAACCGCGATGAAGAAACTGCTTGTTGGCGCCCTGATCGCAGGGTCATTTATGTCGTTCGAAGCAAGAGCTCAGGATCGTGCTGGAGATGCTGCCTTAGGGGCGGTGTCGGGAGCGGTCGTCTTGGGACCGGTGGGCGCGGTGGCCGGTGCGTTCATTGGATATACGGCAGGGCCCTCGATCGCGCGTTCCTGGGGAGTGCGGCGGTCCGCATCGCGACCGCGGCCCCAGCATGCAACTCAATCCAGCGTTGGAACCCGAGAACAAGCGGCGGCCAAGACAAGTCCGCCACCGGCTGTTAAAGCCCCCGAAACGGTTGCCAGCATAAAGGCCGCGCCGCCGGCCGCCAAAACCCCCGAAACAGTTGCCAGCACGAAGACTGCGCCGCCGGTTCAGGGATTTGAATAAGGACTCGCTGGCGAGAGACACGCAAAAAATTTGACACGTCGGGCAAATCACCGGCATAAATTCAACATCGCAAGAATTGAGCCCGCGCCGGGAAACCGGTTGCGGGCTTTTTGAATCGGACGGCAGCCGCACGTCGCGGCGCCACATCCTCCCCAAGCGTCGTCGCCTGAGCGCCGCAAGCGAGCTGCCGTCCGAACCTTTTATTGGCCGGCTCGCGCGAACACGCCGGCACGCGGCGTGGCTTAAAGTCCACCGCAAATTCCAGATGCCCAAAACCCTCACCGAAATCCGCTCGCTGGCACGCAGCCATACCAAGACCGCACTTAATGTCCTTGTCGGCGTCATGCGCAGCAAGGATGCAACGGCGACGGCGCGGATATCCGCGGCCAACGCCATTCTGGACCGCGGCTGGGGCAAGGCCACACAACCGATCGAGAATGGCGATGACGGCGCTCTCGAACTGATCCACAGAATCGAGCGCGTCATTGTCCATCCTGAGAATCCCCACCGCTAAAATATTCGAGCCGCTGTTGGTGCCCTCGCGTTACAAGAGCGCGTATGGAGGGCGCGGTTCGGGCAAATCGCATTTTTTCGGGGAATTGCTGGTTGAGACCTGCCAGGCCGAGCGCGGCACATCAGCGGTCTGCATTCGCGAATCCCAGCGCACGCTGGCGCAGTCCAGCAAACGCCTGATCGAAAGCAAGATCGCCGCGCTGGGGCTGGGCCGCCAATTCAAGATATTCAACGACAAGATCGAAACCCCCGGCGATGGCATCATCATCTTTCGCGGCATGCAGGATCACACGTCGGAATCGATCAAGTCGCTGGAGGGTTTTGGAATTGCCTGGATTGACGAAGCTCAGAATTTAAGCGTGCGCAGCCTGTCGCTGTTGCGTCCCACCATTCGCGCCGAAGGCTCGCAGCTGTGGGCCAGCTGGAATCCCCGCCGCAAGTCTGATGCCATTGACGATTTCTTCCGGGCGCGCAAACCGCCCGGCGCGATCGTCGTCAATGCCAACTGGCGTGACAATCCGTGGTTTCCGGCCGTGCTGGAAGAAGAACGCAAGCTCGACCTTTCGCTGTATCCGGACCGATACGATCACATCTGGGAAGGCGATTACGTGAGGGCATTCGAGGGCGCCTACTTTGCGCAGATGCTTATCGAGGCGAGAGCGCAGGGCCGCATCGGCAAGGTCGCTGCCGATCCGTTGCTGCCGCTGCGCGCCTTCATCGACATCGGCGGCTCCGGCGCTTTTGCCGATGCCTTTACCATTTGGATCGTGCAATGGGTCGGCGCCGAAATTCGCGTGCTCGATTATTACGAGTCCGTCGGCCAGGTTCTGGCATTTCATGTCAATTGGCTCCGCGCCCGCGGCTATGCGCAGGCGATCCTTTATCTGCCGCATGACGGCGTCAATGAAAACAACATCACGGGCAAGCGCTACGAAGACCATCTGCGCGAAGCCGGCTTTAGCGTCGAGCCGCCGGTCAAGAATCAGGGCAGGGGTGCAGCGATGATGCGCGTCGAGGCGCTGCGCCGGCTGGGGCCGCAGATCTGGTGGAACGAAGCAACCACCGAGCCGGGCCGGGACGCCATCGGCTTCTATCACGAGCGCAAGGACGACGTGCGCAATGTCGGATTGGGGCCGGAGCACGACTGGTCGAGCCACGCCGCCGACGCGCTTGGCCTGATGGCAATCTGTTATCAGGAGCCGGGGCGGGCGGGCAGCTTCAATCGTGCGATCAGGTATCGCGAGCAGGGGTGGGTGTGAGGGCCGTCTTCAAACGTTTCGCCAGAAAGTAACGTATTCGCGCAGGCGCCAGACTCGAAGGCCGCAAGCGCCGGTGAGTTGACACGTCGGGCAAATCACCTGCATATGTTCAACATCGCAAGAATTTTGAGCCCGCGCCGGAAAACTGGTCGCGGGCTTTTTGAATCGGCGGCGGCAGCATTTCACAGCTTTCATTATCGGGCGGCGGCAACGGGCGCGCCTTCGTGCGACCCGTCCGACCCATTGGCTCGAAATTGAGGGCGAGCCCCGATTGATCCGAAAGAAATCAAAATGTCAAAAATGTCCGCAGCTGATCTGAAGTCCATGCTGGCCTCAGAGAAGGCCAACGCGCTGGCCGGTATCTCGGCGGCGCGGCTGATGGAAGATCGCGCCGATGCGATGGATTACTACCTTGGTGACATGCGCAAGGACATGCCGGCGCAGGACGGCCGCTCGCGCGCGGTCTCGACCGATGTCGCCGACACCATCGAAGGTCTGATGCCGAGCCTGATGGATATCTTTGCGGGATCGGACGAGGTGGTGCGGTTCGAGCCGGTCGGGCCCGAGGATGAAGCTGCGGCGCAACAGGAAACTGATTACGTCAATCACGTCTTCATGCAGCAGAATCCGGGTTTCATGATCCTTTACTGCTTCATCAAGGATGCGCTTCTCTCAAAGGTCGGAATCGTAAAAGTTTGGTGGGAAGAGCGCGAGGAAGAGAGCCGCGAGACCTATTACGACCTGACCGATGACCAGTTCGCGCTATTGGCGCAGGCGGTGGCCGAATCCGGCGGCGCCATGAAGATCGTGGCGCACACCCTGCATAGCGGGCAAGACGCGCTCGAAAATTCGGAGGCAACGAGCTGATGAACATGGCTGCCCCTCCGTCTGCCTCGCCGATGCAGCGCTTAGTTCCTCCTTTGGTGCCGCCTGTCGCGTCCGCGATCACGCATGACGTCACCGTCGTCACGACGCGAAAGCTTGCCCAGGCCAAAGTGCTCGGCGTTCCCCCGGAAGAGTTCGGCATCGAGCGCGGCGCGCGCAGCATTCGGGATTGCAATTACTGTTTTCATGAGGTCGTCACCAAAACCGAAAGCCAGTTGATCGCGGAAGGCTTTGATGAGGAGCAGATCAAATCGCTCGGCGATTACACCGGCAATACCGAGATTGAAACGCTGGCGCGCGATACCGTGCAGGAGCATTTCAGCACCACCGCAGGCGGCGTAAATTCGGCGGCGCGGCTGGTTCGCATCACCGAGCATTACGTGCGGATGGATTACGAGGGCAATGGCCGGCCCCGCCTGTACCAGGTGATGACGGGCGGCGATCAGTGCGAGGTCCTGCGCAAGGACGGCCGCGAATGCATCACTCCATTCGATGCGATACCCTTTGCCACGACCACGCCGGTGCCGGTGACGCACCGGTTCTTTGGCCGGTCGATCGCCGATCTCGTGATGCCGCTGCAGCGGGAGAAAACCGCGCTCAAGCGCGGCGCGCTGGATAATCTCTATCTGCACAACAATCCGCGAGTGGAGGTCGCCGAGAACAATGCTGGCTCCAATACGCTCGATGATCTGCTGGTGTCGCGGCCGGGCGGGGTGGTCCGTACCAAAACTGCCGGCGGGCTGAACTGGCAGGTGGTGCCGGATATCACCACGTCGATCTATCCAATGCTGCAATATCTCGATGCCGAGCTCGAAACCCGCACCGGCCTGGCCAAGCAAACGCAAGGCATCGACGCCGACGCGCTGCAGAACCAGTCGGCGACGGCGGTAGCGCAGGTGTTTTCAGCCTCGCAGATGCGGATCAAGCTGATCGCGCGCATCATGGCAGAAGGCGTGCGCGATATCTTTGCGCTGCTGCATGGCACGATCTGCAAGCACGGCCAGCAGCAACAGACCGTGCGCCTGCGCAACGCCTGGATCAACATCGATCCGCGGGGCTGGAAAACCCGCGACGACATGACCATCAATGTAGGCTTGGGCTCCGGCGGCAAGGCTCAGCAATTCGCGCAAACCATGGCGATTGCGAATATTCAGAAGCAGCTGGTGGCGGGCGGCAAGGCCAATCTGGTCGGCGATCGCGAGCTTTACAACACCGCGGCCGAACTGACGCGCATCATGGGGCACAAGAACCCCGACAGGTTCTTTTGCGATCCAACCGCTGTCAATCCGCAGACCGGGCAATTGTTGCATCCGATGCTACCGCCGCCGGCGCCGCCGCCCGATCCAAAACTGCTGGCGATGCAGGCGAGGACACAAGCCGATCAGGCCGCCCTCGCGCACAAGGCGCAGATCGAGCGGCAGAAGGTGCAAAACGATGCGATCCATCAGCAGGTCAAGCTCCAGGCCGAGATTGAGCTGGCAAAGATCAAAGCGGAGCTCGACGCCAAAATGGCACTGCTCGATGCGCACATAAAAGCCGCGACCGAAGCGCAGAAGATGCAGCATGCGCAGGCACAGCATCAGATGGATGTCGCGGAGACCGCGCTCGGCATGGTAGCGACCGCGCACAGCCACGATGCGAAGATGCAGCATAGCAGGAGCGCAAAGGACGGCCCCGATGTCTGACGAGAACCGGCTGGATCAGGCCGCCGCCAAAGCTCTCCACGCACAGGAGCTGCTTGAGAACGAGATCCTGTCCGAAGCCTTCAGTGGGTTGGAAGACACTTACACCGCGGCCTGGCGGGCTACCACGATCGACGATGTCGGGGGCCGCGAGAAGCTGTTTCTCGCCATCAACATCGTCGGCAAGGTCCGCGATCATCTCGTCGCCGTCGTCGCCAATGGCAAACTGGCGCAGGCTGAACTGAAGGAGCTGGCACAAGTAGCCGAGCGAAGGAAAAGATTCGGGATTGTTTGATCGGGATTCGTTCGGTACGCCGCCGACATTCCGGGGGTCCGTACGCGAAAAATGACGCTTTGTCGGTCTATCCTTGCGTTGTGAGCCTGTCTGCGCCATGACAGATGCGGAAAGATAGGGGTGATTGACCATGCGCAAATCCCATTGACAGGCGCGCCGGGTCTACTGCTTCTGCACAAAAAATGCTGAAATTATCGGTGAAAAATAATGGGGAGATGCCTGAAAAGCCCATACGGAACGGGAAGTATTGACGCGGTCATGTTCGAAACAGCGGTCAGAGGGCACTCAAGTGAGTTCCGATTCAGGGGCATCATCCACGGTTGTCGCAACCAGCGCCGGCGATGCGCAATCGTCCAACTCTCGCTGGATCGCGTCGCCAAAATATCTCCTGCTGCTTGTCGCGGTGGCGAGTCCCTATGCGTCAGCTTTTCTGGTGTATCCGCTTCCAACCGTTTCGGATTGGCTCTACGTTCTCTCGTGGACCTTTTGGTTCCTCATTTTCTTCGTTTCATTGGGCATTTTGTTGCTGCGGCGATGGATCGCGGTCGCGATTTTTGCGGCCGCGTGGATTTGGCTATTCTTTGGGCCTTCTCAGGGGCCCGGTGAGTCGTTCTATTGGCTTATGAAGCAAGGGTTCCGCTTTCACGCCTCGCCGGTCAAAGACTATCTGTCCAAATGCAAGCTTGTTGAATTCACTGAAGGCGGCACCAAGCAAACGGTTGGCTTCTGCGAAAGCACCGAGGTGATGTCTGTCATCGATGATATTGTGTACTACGACACTGCTGGCGAGTTCGGCCTGCCTTTATCCCAGAGGACTCCTGAGTGGAGGCAAGCGATGTCGCAGCTTGCTCGTGACGAGGTTCTGGAACTCCGTGCAAACCTCCTTTTCGGAGACTTCTACAGAGTCGAAATGCCTCTTGAGAAATACAGAGGGTGATGACGGCCGGTATCAACCCAGGCCTCGCCTCGTGCCGTCCTAATTAGCGAAGCATTAATTGCCGATTGGCACACGACTTGATGATGCTTCGAATCTCGCAATAAGCGGGTTTCTAATTGGAAGGCGGGAGGAAAGTATGCCCGGCCAGATTTTTTATGTTGGCGCCCAAGATGGAAGAGATAAGACGAAATTCATCGGCTACGTCCCGGCCAAATTTCTCGTGCGCAACGGTAGGTACGTGATGGATCCGATGCCCGGCGGTTCCCACAACGCCTTCCTCTATTCTGATGCGTCGGGCAGCGACAAGACGAATGGAGAAATAGCCAATCCGTATAACTACCTCATCGTTCCCCGTCTCCATACAGAACAGAAAGCCAGGGATTTCGCGGCTGGAATTGCCGATACCCTGGGCAACACGCTGGGAGGTGAGACCGGCGCGGTGGCGCTGAACCAGGCGCTGGGGAATATGGCCGCGGCCTTTTGGCGCGGCGGTTCGCAAGACATGCAGCGGCACCCGCAATGGGGCGTTCCCAAGGAGGCTTTCGTGCCGGCCTTTACCGGCAGTACGTCCGACCATCTCGGATATGTCACCGCCTTGAGCGGCTTGCCCGCGGTGCTGTCAGAGATCGCCGGAGGCTTTGTCAATAGGCTCGCTGCTGCCCGCCAAGAGCGGACAGACCCGCCTATTGATACGAGCGGTCCCCACGGTCTTTCCTGGCACAACTACCACAACATTAGGCAAGGCTTCGCCGACGGTCTCGCGGCGAGCGGGCCGCCATCGCCATTCAATGACTATGGTTACGGTCCGCAGGTTCAACCCGCTGCCGATCAAATCGGCGATGGCAACGGCATCGCAGGCTGGATGTCTTCGCTAGCCGGCATCGATCCCCAGGAGCCGACGCAGCCCGAGTGGCCGCCCCTGGTAGACAGACCGATCAGGTATCTTGGCAGGCGAACCCAATAACAAATCGCTGACCCGTTGCAAAGATTGACACGTCGGGCAAATCACCGGCATATCTTCATCATCGCAAGAATTGAGCCCGCGCCGGGAAACTGGCCGCGGGCTTTTTGAATCGGATGCCCCATTCACAGAGCCCGTCATCCGACGGCGCCCAGCCTGTCACGGGACGCGCATTCGCGCAAATCGCGATACAAACCAACATGCTGCCGAGCGCGCTGATCCAAGCGACCGCAGCCAACCGAATTGGCGATACGCCAACGCCGACCCTGTCAGCGGACAGGCGCCCGGCGAGGACACCACGGAAGCCGAACCGGAAGCGATGCTTCCGCGCCATCGGGCGCCCGAAGTCTTGGACACGAGATGTAGGCGGCGATCGGAGAGCCTCGCCTCGCACGATGCAGCAAGAGGCTGCATCCGCGCGAACAGGAATTACAACGCAGCTACGCCGAAGTCACAAACCCATCCGAGCCCTCGCATCGAGAGCGCATACACCGGTTCGCTCAAGCTAGCTCAACAGCTGCGCGCAGCGCAGCTTGAGGCCGCTGAGCGCCGGTCACTCCTTAGGAACAACCGATATGGCTTTACCGACTTCCACCTTTGCCACCTATCAGGCGGTTGGCAACCGCGAAGACCTCAGCGATATGATCTATCGCATCGACCCGACCGATACTCCGTTCATGAGCGGCGCGGAGAAAGAAAAAGCCTCCGCCGTGAATCACGAATGGCAGACGCAGGCGCTCGCCGCGGCTTCCTCGGCGAATGCCCAGCTCGAAGGCGACGATCCCACCACCACCGCGGCCACGCCCACGGTTCGCCTCGGCAATCTCTGCCAGATTTCATACAAGGTGGCGCGCGTGTCGGGCACCCAGCAAGCCGTCGATCACGCTGGCCGCGACAACGAACTCGCGTATCAGGAAATGCTCAAGGGCCTTGAGCTGAAGCGCGATATCGAGACCATCCTGATCGGCACCAACCAGGCCAAGGTCGCCGGAAACACCACAACGCCGCGCCAGACCGCCTCGATCCTGTCCTGGATCGCGTCCAATACCTCGAAGGGCACAGCCGGCGGTGCAGCCGATCCATCCACTGTGGATGGCGCGGGCACGCGTGTTGACGGCACTCAGATCGCGTTTACCGAAGCGCGGCTGAAAACCGTTTTGTCGTCGATCTGGATCAATGGTGGCAAGCCCGGCACCATCTTTACTGGCGCCTTCAACAAGCAGGTATTCTCGACCTTCACCGGCCGCTCGACCGCAATCGAGGAGTCCAAGTCGAAGAAGATCGTGGCCTCGGTCGATGCCTACGAGTCCGATTTCGGCAAGCTCAAGGTGGTGGCGAACCGCTTTCAGCGCCCGCGCGACGTGTTGATTCTGGAAATGGACAAGTGGGCCGTGGCCTATTTGAACGGACGAAACATGATTTCGATCCCGCTGGCGAAAACCGGTGACTCCGACCGGTGTCAGATCCTGGCTGAATACGCGCTGATGGCTCGCAATGAAAAAGCGAGCGGCGGCGTGTTCGACAACACCACGTCCTGAGCCTTCAGGATTAATTTCTTCATCTTACCGGGCGGCCTTCGGGTCGCCCATTTCTTCTGGAGACTTAAAATGCCGCTTCCGGCCAATCATACGCTCAACACGACAGACCTTACGGCCTACACGCCGTCTTGCGGCACGACGCCTGTCGCCGCCTATATTCGCGTTCCCTTCCGCTGCCGGCTCCTGAAAGCAACCGGCATTCTCGGGGGCGCCGTTACCACGACAGACGGTACCATCACGGTGTCAGCCAACTCCACGACGCTTGCGACTTTCACCGTGACGCAATCCGGCTCGGCCGCCGGCCAGCTGTTTTCGGTTACGCCGCCTTCTCCAACCTATTTGAACGAGGATGACGTGATCGTCTTGACCCCATCAGGCGCATCAGGCGCGTCGATCCCGATGCACTTTTCTGTTGCCGTGAGGGCCGCATAAGATGTCGTTCTTTCCCAAGCATCCTTCCTCCCGCGTCGGAGCCACGCAGACGATCGCGTATGACGCCAGCGCGGCGATCGCAAACGCATTCGGCTCCGAGACCTTTCAGCTTCGCCTCGTGGCTAATTCGGCCTGTTGCTACAGGATCGGCGACGGTGCACAGACGGCGACCATCGCCGACACGTTTCTCCCGGCCAACGTGATCGAGTATGTCATCGTCAGTCCGGGCCAGCGCATCTCCGCCATCAAAGCAGCCACCAACGGGCTCGTCACGGCGACGGCGGGAACGCTGTGGGTTACGGAAATGTCGTGATGGACGGCGTCCTGATCCGGCCTCATCTCGACAGCAACGGCAGGGACCTCGCGATCGAGCACGTCCAGGACGTGGAGCCGATCCTGAAGTGGAACAATGAGGCGCGCCGCGACGAGCAACCTGGCGATTGGGGACGCCACATCGCGCGCATCCCCAACGTCATTTATGTCAAATGGCTGGACGAGGAGCACGCCAGAGGCAACGTCTCCTTGCGCATGTTTACGCCCGAGTTCGATCTGATCGTGCAGAAGAAACTTAGTGATCCCGAATGGACCCATTTGCGAACCGATAGGCCGAAACTGCAAGTCGGCTGGTCAGTGGAGCTGTTGTGACGCAAATTACCGATTACACATCACTGCAAGCGGCCGTGACTGAGTATCTCGCAAGGGATCAGGACACGACGCTGATCGCGCGGATTGCAACCTTCATCCAGCTCGCTGAAGCGAAGCTCAACCGGCAATTGTTCGTGCGCCAGATGGAGCAGCGCTCTATCGCGGTGGTCAATACCGCGTCGAGCGAGCCGGAATTTATTTCATTGCCGGCCGATTTCCAGTCGATGCGCAGGGTTCGCCTGTCGAGCGTGACGGGAAAGCCCTGTCTTGAATTCAAGTCTGGCACCCAGATGGACGAGTATCGCTTTGGCAGATCTGACGTCGCGGGCCAGCCGCGTTACTTCACCGTGTTCGGCGATGAGATCGAATTGGCTCCGACGCCCGACGCCGCTTACACCATCGAGATGGTGTACCGGCAGAACATTCCGGCGCTGGCATCAAACAGCAATAATTGGTTGCTGACACTCGCGCCTGATCTGTATCTCTACGGCGCGCTGCTGGAATCTGCGCCTTACATCAAGGAAGACGGCCGGATCCAGACCTGGGGGCTCGGCTTCACCGCAGCGCTGAACGATTTGAACAATCTTGGGCTGACATCGACGTTCAACGCCGGGCCGATGACGGTTCGGGTCTCCGGCCAGGTTATCTAGGGATTCTTCTTTTGACGCGTTTTCTTCACGCGAACCGGTACCCACTTCGCTTGAAAACGCTATGAGGGCAAAATGGCATCGTTCAACAAATTCAATTGCTTTGTG